AAATTACAAGCGCTCAACAACAAGGTCTTGAATTGATTGCTCAAAGAGAAGCCTATAGAACACAACAAAGAAAAGCGATGCAGCAGCAAATAGTTGGAACTGCTCTAGCGCTAGCTGTAAATATGGGAGTTGGGGCGTTGAGTAAACCTAGTAGCGCAAAGATTCCAGACGTAGGGCAAAAAAATTTAGACGAAGCTGGGCGAGTTTTAACAGAAAAGATTTCAACTAATTTTGGAGAGGCTGGACAAGGAACAGATTCGTATCAGAGTTTAAGAAATATGTTTAGTAAGTCCTATAACATAAAGCAACCAGCTTATGGCGGAATGATTCGCGGCTTTAACAACGGCGGCGGACCAACAGATGATATTCCAGCCTTGTTAATGGGCGGCGAATACGTTATGGATCGCGCAACCGTTCGTAAATACGGTAAACAATATTTGGATTCAATGAATTCTGGCCGCGCTAAATTCGCGGAAGGCGGATACGCTGGCGCAGAAACAGAAACAACAACTGAATCAACAGATTCAAAAGCTAAAGTTGACGCTAATACAGGAACAGCGGTAAACATCAGTATCAATGTTTCTGGAGGTAATGCTTCTACTGAATCACAAGGTCAAACATCACAAGGTGGCGTAGATTACAAGAAAATGTCAGAACGGATAAAGGCTGTAGTGCTTGAAACCCTTAACGAAGAGAAGCGTTTGGGCGGATCACTCAGAACTAGATAATGAAGTCATCAGTATCGAACTACGAAAATAGTTTATACATTAATGGCGTCAAAGTATTTGGCGTCAATAGTGTTAATTTTGGTTATTCGCTTCCTGTTGATCATATCAATGTTATTGGCTATTCTAAGTTCAAAACATTTTCTTCTAATCCGCCGCAATCAACTTTAAGCGTTCAAAAGTATTTGTCGCCTTCTGATTTCTTTTTAAATTTTACTGGATTAACTCCTGTAAGTGGAGCTGTAAATTATAATGGAAAGAATTTTGGCTTTGAATCGGCTTATCTTTCTTCCTATTCTGTTGCTTGTTCGGTCGGCAACTTTCCTAATTTAAGCGCAAGCTTTTCTATATTTGGGCAAGTCGGTTCTGGAGTTGGTTCAACTGGAGCAGCAGAAACTGGTAAACTTTCAATTATTAGACCAAACGACATTACTATAGAGTGTGACGGTAGCGGCACTAATAGAATTGAATCATTTACTTATTCAGTCGAGTGCAAAAGAGAACCGTACTATCATCCAACAGGAAGCGTCCCAACAGAAGTATCTACAATAAAGCCTTTCAAAGTTAACGCGGAATTTACTATTGCAGTAGATGACTATCAATCAAAAAGAGTTCTTGATTATATAGTTGACTCTAATAAGCGCCGAATTAAAATAAATGTAGGGTCATTGGCCTCATTTACAATGGAGAACATGGAATTAATTAGTGAATCATTAAATTCATCCGCAACTGATGATTTGATGATAACTCTTAGTTATCAAGGATTTATCTAATGTCTTTCTTTTACGACAGAGATCAAAACGTAACTGGAACAATCCCAGCATCACTGGGATTTACGGCTTCTTATGGAGCAACAGTTAGTTTCTCTGCTGAATTAGCGTCATATACTACAACAGATAATTATATGCACGTTATGCCAAAAGGTTTAAATCATTTGCAAATGGCAATGAACTTGCCTTTTGAAAACAGAAAGCAAGAAGATGCGAGAAAGATTGCTGGCTATTTTGAATCGTTAAATGGAACTGGATATTTTCAATATACTGATCCAGCTCAGATCTATAAACCGATCAATATGTTTTGCTCAAACATAGAGAATTCTTTTAACGAAAATGATCTTCATACAGTTAACGTTTCTTTAAATTCAGATCAGTCGTCAAGCTTATTAAATTGGAGCGCACCTTTTATAACAGGAAGTACTTTAAAAGGAAACTACGCTACTGGAGTCGCATACAGTCAATATGATATTGTCAGAAATACAGGAGTTAATCCTAACAATATGTATGATTCTTTTTACTATGTTACTGGTGATATTTCTGCTGGGCAAAATACTGGCATAAGCGATTCAAGATTTAGCAAAGAGTTCTTTTTTCAGCCAACGTATCCAACTCAAGTATCAAAAGAAGCGTCCGTAGTCAAAACAGAAATGCCGTACTCGTTCACGAAAAGAACAGATTTCGGACTTCACGCTAATGTTTTAAAATCATTAAAATTAGATTTTAAAGGAGTTTCTGACGCAGAGGCAAGATGTATTCTTCACTTCTTGATTGGAAAACAAGGTTTCAGAAAGTTCCAATATAAGTTTCCAAAGATATATAATCAAAATAAGTATTTTTACGCCGCTGAATGGAGTCATACTTTTGTTTATAAAAACGTTAACGATATTTCCGTTTCAATGGTAGAAGATCCATTAGGAGCAAGAAAGGTTTACTAATGAGAAAACTAATTTCATACGAAATGCAGGAAATGTTTGTTGGTTCAGAAGGAGCTTTTGAACCATCGAAAAATACTGGACAATATATTTCTCGTTTAGACTTTATCCAAAACTACGGATTCAACTTTAGCGTAAATCGTCAGCCGCTAAAACAAATTGGATCATCTGCTTTTGCTTCGCGGCAAAGCCAACTTGCGCCAGATGTTTCTTTGAAGGTAGATTATCTTCTTAATGATGGATGGAACGAAAAGCATTTGGGATTAAACGTATCTAATTCGTCTTACTCAAATCCACTATCAACAGTATTTTCTAGTACAGGAGATAGAAACTTTTATGTTTTGATCGCTCAAGATCAAAGGAAAGATGCTTTGGCAGCAACAAGCGCGGACGGATTTAATGTGTTAGGAATAGGTAACGCTTTTATTGGTTCTTATTCTATGCAAGTTGCGGTAAATAACTTAGCTACAGTATCATGCGAATTCGTTGGAGCTAATGCGTCGATATCTAATTACTCCGCCGAAAATCATCTTCCTTCGGTAAATGCGGCATCATCTGGTCAAGCTGCAACAGGAAAGTTTGGAATAGATTTTTACGACAACTCAAGATCAAGCAGAGTTGCCACGGGATTCAAAGGAGTCTTTGATAATGGATGTTATTCTGCTGGAGCCTCTATCTCTGCTGAAGCTGTTTATGGTGGAAGCGGAGTTGCGTTCGGCCATGTATTTGAGAACTTCACTTCTTTTTCTTTGCAGCTAGGTTTAGAAAGAAAAGCTCTTTATGGATTTGGCAGCAACTATCCAACAACAAGAAAAATTCAAAAACCTGTAGTCGCTACGGTATCTCTTGAATCAATAGTAGAATCATTTGGAGCAGAGAACTTAGCGCAAAAATTGCAGCAAGAAAACGTTAGCGTAAGCGGATATAATTTTGATATTACTTTTAGAGACGCGCAATCAAATCCGAAATTAGGAATCAAAGTACAGAATGCGTTTTTAGACTCTTATTCAATCAATCCTCAGATCGGAGGAAACGCAACAATTCAAACTAATTGGTCATTTGAGGTTTCTGAAACAACAGGAATATTAATGTCAGGATCGTATGGCCAACCAGCATTAAGTGCGGTTTATATAAACGAATCTATCAATCCTTAATGTAAATATAAGTATGAGCAAGAGAGCAACAGAACTTCCAGTAGCAACACAGTTAAATTCTCAAGATCAATTTATCTTCTTTAGTAATGTAGATAAAAAGATGAAGAGAGTTGCTAGAGATGATATGTTTGGAAGTAATGGTGTTGTTGATGCAATGCCAGCTGTAAAAACTGACTACGTATTGGCAGATGATCCTGTTTATAAACAATATACTGGATTTATTTCTCAAGCTTTTGCTCAACAAGAAGTCGCAAATGATTATTTTGATGCGGCTACTGGATATTTAAACCAAGTAACTGATACTTTAAAAATAGCAACAGGAACATTACAAACTCAGTACGTAGCTGTTTCTGGAGCAACAGACGGAATAAATAGCTCTTTGTCGGTTATTTCTGGAGCAACGGGATTACTTTCAACAGCAACAGGAACTTTAGCAATACAAATTCAAACCTTAAATTCCACAACAACAGGAATAAGCGGAACATTTAGAAGCGAAATTACTGAAACAAATTTAACGGCAAGTAATATCAGCGGAAGTTTGGCGGCTAGAATTGACGTTCTTTCAGCAAGTGGTAACCTTGGTCTTTCTGGATATTTAGCAGGAAGAATTGAGGCTTCTGGAGCTGTTGTTGTTACCGCTACTGGAGTATTAGCTACTCAAATCACTAATATAAACGCAGAGTTTAGTGGCGTAAGCGGAACTTTAAATTCAAAAATAACAGATACTCAACTTACTTTTAGTGATGCGACTGGAACTCTAGCAACTACCATCAGCGCACTTAATAGTACATTGACTGGAGCTACTGGAGTTCTAGACGCTAGAATTACTAATACTAATACAACTTTTACTAATGCTTCTGGCGCTTTAGCATCTCAGATCACTTCTTTAGATGCTTATTATTCTGGTAAGGACGTTGCTGCAAACGCAAGAATTGACGGAACTGGTTTAGCGTTTAGCAATGTTAGTGGAGCTTTAGCTTCTCAAATTAGCAGCTTGAATGCAACTTTTACTGGCACTACCGCCGCTTTAAACGCTAGAATTGATGAAACTGGTTCTGCGTTCGCTAATGTTAGCGGTGCGTTAGCTACTCAAATTCAAACAGTCTCGGCTAAAACAGATACAGTTTCGGGAGCCGTTATAATAGAAACATCAGCTAGAGTTAGTGGTACTCAAGCTGTCAATGATCAACTTGCTTTAAATTGGGGCGTCAA